GACTACGTCACCATGTCTGTATATTTTCATATTCGTAAGTTAAAAAGTTAAGTTAAAATAGCCATCCACATTGTCATCAGTATCAGGTATAACGCTAATCCTATTAATATTAACGTTGACAGTATCATTAATCCTATTAATTCTTTATTGCTCATTAAATATAATTCCAAAGTAAAACCACTAAAATTATAAACACTATACCTGCTATTATTATTTCCCAGACTGAAAATAGCTCATTGTTTCTTCTCATTAAAATATTGTAATAACTTCAGTTAACTTGAGATACTTCTTCTTAATCTGCTCCGATAACTCTATTATTTTTTTCTCTTTCTCACTTCCTTTTTCTTCTAGTTTCTTTTTATCGAAACTCTCTCTGTAACCTTTCCTCACTCTAGCAAGTCCAAATTGTGCCTCCATTATTCCGCTAGAATTTTCTTCAAAGTTTAAGTTTAAATCCTTAATATGTTTTTTGACTCGCTTTTCTATTTCTTCTAATTCCTTTCTTTTAATAATTATCATCGAAAGAGCTTCGGTAATTTCTTTCGGGCTAGACTTTTTTAGGTCTATTATCTCGCCAGTTTGTAAGTTCATTAGTTTATTCATTTTGAGAAATCTAAATTATTAAGTTCTTCGTCTGAAATCTCTACACCTTGTAGTTGTTCCTTCTTCTTTTTTGCTTCTGCTATTACGCTTTCAAATTGTTCTTTATTCAAAACCTTTCCTGCATCTGCAATTTCTTGTTTCAATTCCTGTAAATCTTCCATAAAGACGGTGTTTTTAATTTTAATCCTTAGTCGAGAGGCTAAAACCTCGTCTCCTTTCCTGTTCTCTTTTGTTATCTTCTCTGGCTCATCCTCTTTGGTCTTGGACTTTTTAACCTCCGGTTCTAAATCGTCAGGGTCTTGGGTATCGTCAATGAGGAACAAACCATTTAAAGCATATTTCCTAGCATATGTCGAAGCCATGCCGGTTACCTGTGCGTCATCCATCTTGACCTTGCTTTCGGCTTCTCTAGCGTATGCACTAACTGTAACAACATCTTCTACTCCTGACCAATAATTACCGTGTACCGAAACGGTTGCTTTAATCCAGAACCGCCCCCCAATATGTATAATTTCATCTTCTATAAACATCAAAAGTTCTTGCTCTTTCAATAGTGGTTTAACCTTTTCTAGAATGTCTTCCAGACTTCTATACTTAAAGTTCGCGTAACTATTAAATTTGCCTTTGGGAACTGATAACTCGTTTTGTATCTTTATTAGCTTTTTTTTTACGGTCAATTGTTCTTCTTCTTTTGTCATCTTGTGAAATTAAAAATTAAATAAATTTTATCGCTGTGTTTGGTCTTAATTCTTCTATAAATTTCAAAACCTCTTTCTCACTTTCAAACTTCTTTAACATTCCACCATAAATTAAATTATTGTCTATTTCATGCCAATTCTTCTGAAGTTTCTTTACTGTGTAAATCATCTTGTGTTTGATAAAAGTTATAATTAATTATAACCAAGAGTTAACACATTGTCAATATCTTTTTACATATTCTTTCGTTTTCTTGTCTGATATACGGGTAAATGTTTTGCTCGTAACTTATTCCTAATTCTTTTAATGCTCTATTAAAAAACACCAGGCTTTTTAAGTTTCTATTAACTACTTCTAGTCCTACTTCGTCTATAACTACCAAATATCTATCTATTGTTTTTCTGACATAGTCCTCATAATATATTTGCTGTCTTAATGTCATCTTGTGAAAATAAAAATTAAAAGTCATTGTCTGTCAGTCTGTCATAGTCATCGTGTTCATCATTCTTCTTCCAAAATACCGCAAGCTCCTCTTCTGTAAAAACCTCATCGCATTTCTTGCAGAAATAAACCTCATCTTCTACTTCTTCTGTGTAATCTCCACAACTCATGCAACATGGGTTATCTTCTTTCTTGTGTTTCATCTTGTGTTGTTGATAAATTAATATATAAATATATTAACAGGCGTTTGCATATTTGTAAATAGTTTTTTACACTTTTCTCAATTTTCTTTTTTAAATCCCCACCAGTTAAGCGTTTAGATAACCACCAAAAAAGTCTATTCCCTTTACTTTTTTTGGCTCTACCGCTATTTTTTTGCCCAATTCATCATTCCAACGCTCTTGGTTAAGCCAAGTTTCAGGGTTTGGGATATACTGCATTTCCGTTTTCTTTTCTCTCCAATGCTTTAGATAAGCCTCAAGACCTTTCATAATTTCCTCATGCTTTTCATCTGGATATTTCTTTTCAACTTTAGACCTTGCTATTTTTTTAGGATACTTTTCCCAAAATTCATTAAAATTTTTATTGTCCTCTTTTTTAGTTTTATATTTTATATTTTTTATTTTATATTTTATATTACTATCCATAGTACTATCGATACTACTATCTATACTACTATCAAAAAATGATAAGATATCACTAGGAACGTGCTCTAGTTCTTTATTATAAGGTTTTTCATTTAACGGAGAGTTTCTGTATTGGTTATTCTTTTCTGCATTGACTATTTTTATCCACCCATTCTTAAAAAGAACTTTTTTATTTTCCACTAATTCTTTCTTAGCAATATTAAGCTCCCCAGCAGTCATACCAGTTTCAAAGATAATTTTTTTATCACTTAACTGGAAAATTCCACATAGGTTAATATATTGAGATGTAAGCAGATATATATATATATACTTGGTATGTTTCGTTGCCTCAGAAACAAACTCATCATCCCAAAACCTTGTTTGAATAATTCGTGTTTTCATCGTAGGTTGCTAATAAATAAAATTTACAACAGAGCTGGCAGGCGAACCTACGAGGAAAACCTACCAACTCAATTCTAAATTCTATTCTCTCTTGAAGTCATTATTCGTAAGTTGCTAATAATTAAATATATACCCTCTCTAAAAAAAAGTAAACTATAATTGTTAGAAAATTCGTGGTATAATATACCTCATCTTGTGAAGTAGAAGACCGCCCGAAAGGGTGGTTTTCTTTGGTACGCCCACTATCCGTAAACCCTTTACTAGTAAACCCTGCAAATTATTTGCATGGTTCTTTTGTTAGAATTAAGTAATTAAAGAATAAAAATGGAAGGAGAACCGATCCCTCTAGTTTGGACACCACAAGACCTCGCAAGGATAGGCAATGGTCATTTCTTTGCGAAGGGAATATTCATAGATGGAGTTGGAGGCTTTAATATCCAGGGAACGGAAAATGTCGTCAAATGGGTAGCGATTAAAGGAGATGTTGAAGATTGGGCAATCTACTATCAAAACCCTAGTGAAGGTATGTTGGCAAAAGGTTTTGATGAGGTCGCACAAAATGGGGATAAATTACATCATCCCTTGTGGGTAATGGCACTAGTACCAGCAACACCAGAGATGATGCAGCTATACAGACATTAGGTTAAGCCTAATATCTTCAAGCTCCTCAGGCGAGACGTATGCACGTTCAGCAAGTTTCTGGATTGCCCACTCGTTATGGTGAGGAAGTAACCCATTACTGCCCGCCCTCTCAATATGGTCAATGAGATGGCAGTATGTGTCTAATGTCCTACCATTATCGGGACTATTGTAATATGGGTAATCTCGGTTATGATTAACGTGAGCCGCTTCTAGGTGATCCGTAGCTCCACACACTGTACAACGATAACCATCCCTCTCAAGTATCTGCCTTCTCACACTACTGGTAAATGCGAATTGGCTTAATAGTAGCCCCACCCCAGCCATTACACCATAAAAAAAGAGGGGTGCAAAACGCCCCCTCTGTGGTTCGGTACAAATATTGTACTCAGACATTAGCCTCTTTATACTTAGCCAACCAGTAAATGACTAAGTTAAGTAACGCATTAAGTCCAAGAATTACCAGGTTATACAGCAACCCCGAATAGTCAATTTCATTATTCTGAAGCTGAGTTACTATTGATATTAATCCTGTAAGAATAAAAGTCCCTACACCTGAGATTAATATAAATTTTAAAGCTTTTTCTGCTTTTTCCGAGGCCGTTCTTGTCGCCAACTTATTCACAGAAGCGAAATAAAAATTAAAATAATTGCTATCATTGCAATCGTGTAAATTATTCTTTCAAACTTTGCCATTTTTCTTTGAAATAAATTATTTTGTCCACTAGCTCTGAAACACCGACCTTTTTCAATTGATGCTTTAATGCCAAAAGTTCCTCGGTAATTCCAAAACCGTATTTTCTTTGTAACCTTATCCCATATTCTACCAAATTTCCATTGAAGAACAGGTTGCATTGAGAGCATTGACAATTCAAATTACGTTCATCAGTATCTAATAGAAAATTATTAGAATTTCCAGAATGTACAAAATGCCCTGCCATGTTTCCATGCCTGCCACAGGTAAAGCAAATATTCTTATCCCTTAAAACTATATACTTAGAGGTATATTTCCAAAGTATTTTTCGCAGGCTTTTAGCGTCTTTTTTTAAATACGTTTCGTAGAGCATTTAGTATTTTGGTGAATAGTTCAGCAACGGTAATTCCCTTCTTGTTGTTTTGTGCTTCTTTTAGTTTCTTCTCAAGTATTTTATTAATAGCCACTAGAGAATTATTGGTTCCCTCTAGCTCTGCAATTTTCTTTTCAAGTTGTTCTTTTGCAGGCGTTAAATTGTCCAGTTCTTGCTCGGATAGTAATAGCTTACTACTTACAGTTTTTAATTCATTCTGTGTGCCTTCTAGCTCGTTTTTTAGCCTATTTACTTCAGCTATCTCTCCCTCATATTTTGCTTGAAGTTCAACACTCAATTGTTGGTATTTATTTCTGTCGGTAGTTAGTCCGCCAATGCTTGCATTTAGCTTTGCAATTGTGTCCGCATTGGTCTTGTTAACCAATTCAAGGTTTGCAATTTTATCAATTAATTTTTGATACATTTCTGGTATCTCTGCACTACCATTTCTGACCCACCACTCAACGGGATCAACTCCTGCGTCCTTAACGTCTTTTCTGTACTTGTTTAGAAAAGCATCCATGTTGGTAGCGGATGCGTCTCTTATTGCTTTGTCTATGCACCATTGTGCCATCGGATTTGTGTTTAATAATTTAGATGCTTCGTTAACGATATAGTCTATACCAAGAGTTCCACAACACTCCGTAGCATAACCAGTTTCTTTATGTCGAATGATGTGCTTCCTGTCGCACGGAATGTTGTAGGTCTTACACAGCCATGCCACGAGCCGTACGCTTGCATCGTGACATTGCTGTGATGGCTTTACTCTTTCCCCATTGTATAAATGTCCTCCTTCATGTTCTATTCCAAAATGACTCCTATTATAACTACCAACTCCTGCATGATAAGCAGTATATTTATCTTCCACATATTGATGAATTTCTCCGTTTTTTCCTATTCCATAATGCGTTGATGCAACTCTTGCTGGGTCTTGAAATGTTTTATCAGCACTAGCTAAAGAGCCAACTATCCAATGTAAGACAATTCCTGTTTTGGGGTAAATGTTCTTAGAATAATTGTTCGCATGTGCAGGAACTTGAGTAACTAGAGGCTTATCCATGTTCGTATTATGAAGTAAATCTGCATAAAAACTAAGAAATAAACACCAATTAATATTAAATTATTTTTCCACCGTGAATTCATCGGTATAAAAAGTATACGACACAATTTTATCAAAGTACATTTCGTAAGAGATTAGGCAACCATAGCGGTATTCACCCGCCGGCAATGTTTGAGGAATTTCCACAGCTTGAACATAGTCCCTATATCCTACTGGCTGATTTGAATAAGTGGGTGGTGTCCTGAATAATATTCCATCCTCAAAGAAGCAACTCATTGCTCCTTGCTTATCCAATATTTTTTCGAATTGAACTCTATATCTTAATAATTCTCCCTTAGCAATTGTTTTGTCTTCTACCAGATAAACACCTCTGCCGAAGCCATCTTCTTTTTTAAATTTAACAATTTCATAGGGGTAAAGCGTCAAAACTCCATACAATATTAAAAGTGCGAGAGTCCAAAAAACAACAAGTAAGGAAAAGTTATCAATTATGTTTCTTTTGGTTAAGACTATTTTTATTCTTTTCATACCTTTATTTTAACACGCTTGAGGTTAACGCAATTACAACCGCAGTTAAGATAATACTAACGACTCCATACACAATTTTCTGCAACATTTTAATATCTTTGTCCATCAGTTCAGTTTTTAATATTAGAGCAACTACTTTAATGTTAAGGTCATTAACATCGTCCATATTCCTCTCTAAGTCTGTCTTGTTGCTCATCCATCATTTCGGAGTTAATTTATGTCTAACTAATTTTAACAAAAGACCAACCCTTTGTTTTTCCATCAGTAGACAAGTAAACCCCGTATAGGTCATCAAACCACTTCTGAAAGTCCAATGCAACATTCTCCATCAAAAACCTTTCCGCATACTTCCTAATAAAAGCATGGTCTACACTTTTAGCTTTTTGAGTAGCATCTACAAAGTCCTGTAAAGTATTACACCTAAAGCCAACCTTGCCATTCAAATAGTCCGGTATCGTGTAGGGGAATACTCCAAAGTCAGTGGTTATAGGTGGCGTTCCTGATAGCATACTCTCAACGTGAGTTCCTGCAAAACACTCTAGATATTCAGTAGGCGTAAACGTAGCAATAGCATTAGCCATTAATTCCTTTCTCTTTTCTTTTCCAACATAACCGACATATTCCCAGTTTGAATCGTTTGGAATTTCAAACTCTTGGGGCCTGTTATCAACTAAATAGCCTCGATGGTCTATGTACCCACCTTGTCCAGCTATAATTAATTTAGCTCCGATAGCTTTAGTAGCTAGATAAGCGGTTAATATTCCTTTCCTTTTGATTAACCTGCCAATAAAGAGGTAATAGTCTTGCTTTTTAGACTTAAATTTAAAGTCATTTTTATCGAAATAATTAGGAATAACTCGGTCATAGTAAGAACCATTCATAGAAGCAAAGGGCTGTTCCGAGCCGTATGTAAAGTTTTGTATATACGGACTTTCAAAACTCCTAAACATTCCCGCAACGCTTCCCCTGTAACCAATTCCACTTTCGCAAGTTAGAAATAAATTAACAGCATCGGTTATAGGCTTGTGGTACTTCCCCTGAGTAGCTAAAACAAAGTGGTCTGGCTTCTTTCGTTTATTTATTTCCGCAATAGCATTTCCATAGAACTTTAGCGTTGATGGTTTTCTTTCGGAATTTAAATCATGTCGAAAGTCTTGTGTAGTCCAGTCATAGCCCACGCTATATCTGTTATCCCCATCTCCATAGTCTCTAGCTATGTCTTCAACTGTGTGAGTTTGAATAAACTCGAAATCACCTTCTAAATTTCCTGCTCCATAGACAAAGACTTTGTGTCCCAAAGCCGATAACATTCTAGCCAATTTAATATTCTTTTGTGTAAATGCACAGCTTTGATATTCTTCCGATGTTGGTAAATGGGCAAGTCCAAGTAAATGAAATGTATATTTATTCATATTTATCCCCCCTGAAAATTCCGTAATAAGCTCTACCGTAACACCCCGATTCGTTCATCTGTTCCGTTCTACCAATACCACCAAGCCACTTGTTTAGTTTGTCCTCCTTTAAATCATGAGGGTGTCCAATAGCTGTCCCAGTATCTATCCACTCAAAAAGTCTTATTTCTTTACTAAACTTTCTCATGTTTTGGAGTATCTTCTTAGGGGAAATCGTGTGCTGTAATACGTTATAGCAAAGGGTTAAATCATAGGTTTCTTCAGGCTCAAATTCTTCTGCCGGTTTCTTTATCACTTCAATTCCGCCCGCTTTGTATCTCTCAACAGTCCATTGAGGATAGTCGCAAGGGTCTACAACAACTCCGGAGAAATTAACGCATTTCAGAAGTAAAGAATAAGGTCCACCACCTATATCGCAAACCTTGGCACCTTTCAAATCATATACCGGATACTTTCCTAAAACCATGTCTGATACGAAGCCCATTCTCTTGGCATAGACTTGTTGCTTCGTTTCTTCCCAATACGAGTTGAGGCAATTATTGTGCCAACCCGACTCCCATTTTTGGTGGTCTTTCCATTCCATACTTTATGATAAAACTGTTAACAGTAAATGTCAACGAAAGTCTATTGGAGAATGAAGAAAAAGTGATGCAAGTGCCTTAATTTCAACAGCAACGCCAATGTCACCAGTAGTATCAGACGCAGTAGCTCCTACCGAGTAAGTGTTTATTGCAGTAACTAGTCTATACCAAGCACCACCCACAACATCTGTGCTTCCATTAAGAGGGGTAGTGTTTACAATTTCAGTTTGGTCTGCTTCTGGCGTAAGCGTTGGAGGGGTTGTGTTTGACCTTACGGCAGAACAAGACAAAATAAGGGAGTCCGCTTGAGTAGTTACAATTGAAGACAGACAACCAGCATTGTTTGTATCAGTATCACCAGCAGGAGCAATTGCCTGAAATTCAAAACACATCCCAGCAAGCACGATAGAGGACATATTAGCATTAAAATTAGCTGTGCAATTATTTGCACCAGCAGAGCCATTGTCTAGTCCAAATATTGAAGCAACATATCTTCTCGAAGGGGTGGTAGTCTGAATAGTTACTAGTTCTGCCATATCTACGCTATTGTAGGTAGCAGTTAGCGTTCTAGCGGTTTCCGCAGTAGCCATAGCCATTACGAAAAACGCTACATAGTCCTTATTGTTGTCAAGCGAAAGAGAATAAGAACTAGCATTGCTAGTTGAAGACGTGCTTGCTGTATTTCCTATTATTATCCCCATAGCACACTTAGTAAATTATCGGGTATTTGCGAATCAACTATGTAATATTCTCCATGAACTTTAATCTCAACAGTTTCATCAAAACGATAATACATCGTATAAATAGAACTCTCAGAAGAAAAACCAGACCAAGCATCACCAATACTTTCGGCACGAAAAGCGGTTATTTTTCCATTCTCATCGGCAATGGCAACAATTTTAGATGTTCCACCAGAGCTTGAAGTAGATTGAGCAAGTGTTATTTCCATTTAAGTACGAGTATAGTTAATCATAATTCCATGTAATCTAGCATCAACAGCCATAGTGTCCGAGCCATTTCCAACAACCCTAGTGACCTTGAAATGAACATACTCCGAAGCAGTCGCACCAGTTATTGTTATTGCAGGTGTAGCACCAGAAATGTATAAATCATTAGTAGTTCCCCCTGTATCGGCTATAACCTGTGCAGTTCCACTTGCTTGGTCGAGTGCATCATCATCAGCATAAGACCTACCACTCAAAGACCAAACAACACCAAAATTTGTAGTCGTAGCAGGGTGAGACCAGTAAAAAACAGCAGTAATGGTTCCAGCATCCCAGTCACTAGGCATTACTAAAGAAAACTGTGCATATTCTTGAGTAGTTGTATCGAAATCAAGAGTTTGTATATCTATATCATTTGTTCCTAGTTCAAGCTTTGCCAAAGTAGCAGAACCAGCAGTAGTGGCACTCCACATAGAACCAGCATGAACAAAAATTTGTCCAGCAGGTTTAATTCCGGTATCTCCTTTAGTTCCAGTATCACCCTTAGCTCCAGTATTTCCAGTCGTTCCAGTATCACCCTTAGCTCCAGTATTTCCAGTCGTTCCAGTATCACCCTTAGCTCCGGTGCTTCCTGTCGAACCGGTGTCTCCCTTAGCACCCGTGCTTCCCGTTGAACCGGTATCACCTTTAACGCCTTGGCTTCCTGTTATTCCCGTATCTCCTTTAGCTCCCGTGCTTCCTGTTGAACCAGTATCGCCCTTAGCTCCAACGGTTCCGGTATCACCTTTCGTTCCTGTATCTCCTTTTATGCCTTGCGTACCCGTGTCACCTTTCGAGCCAGTAATTCCCGTGTCTCCCTGTGGTCCCTCAACTGTTGAATCTGCTCCTGTATCGCCTTTTATTCCGGTATCTCCTTTAATTCCGGTGTCGCCCTTAACGCCTTGAACGCCAGTATCGCCTTTAGCTCCGGTGTTTCCCGTAACTCCTGTGTCTCCGTCTGCTCCCTGAACTCCTGTATCGCCTTGAATTCCAGTATCCCCATCTATGCCTTGTATTCCCTGAATTCCTTGACTTCCAGTGTCGCCTTTTGCACCAACCGTACCAGTATCACCTTTCAAGCCAGTTGTTCCTGTGTCTCCCTTTGCACCGCTAGTTCCTGTATCACCCTTAGCTCCAACTGTTCCAGTATCTCCTTTAACGCCTGTATCGCCTTTCTCAACCATTAAAGACCAATAGTCTGTCCAATTAGTCCCAATACCCGGCTCGTCATTAGCTAATACAGAAGTATGAGACTGAATACAAATATATGCACTTCCATTATGCTCAACAGCATCATCAGCAGAATATATAGTTGTATTAGCCCAAGCTCCACGCCAAGAAACTTCACCTCCACTAATTCCCGTATCACCACGAGTTCCGGTATCACCTTTGCTTCCAACCGTGCCAGTATCTCCCTTATTTCCACTCGTTCCAGTATCTCCTTTAGTTCCAATTCCAGTGTCGCCCTTTGTTCCCGTGTCTCCTTTAGCACCTGCACTTCCAGCAGTTCCAGTGTCACCTTTTGTTCCAACCCCCGTGTCACCCTTCACTCCCGTATCGCCTTTTGTCCCTGTATCTCCCTTTTCTCCGTCTACTCCAATAATTCCATCAACTCCACTATCACCTTTAACCCCAGTATCACCCTTGTTTCCACTTGTTCCCGTATCTCCTTTTGTCCCTGTTCCTGTATCTCCCTTAGCCCCTGTGTCACCCTTTGTTCCCGAACTTCCAGCTACGCCTGTGTCGCCCTTCGCACCAGTATCACCCTTGTCACCATTTCCAGAGCCTGTATCTCCTTTAGCCCCTTTGGAAACCAAACTCACATTGATAGGATATTCTGTTATTTCGGCAGTTATATTATTCATTTTCTCTTGTTACATCGGCTAGAACTACAAAGTCATCTATAACTATCGTGCTTATTCCACCACCTGAATCTTTTATTTGTATATCATAATGATATTTTTTAGGGGTAATTTCAGTATCTTCCTTAGTCAATTCTATCTCACAAACACCAGTTGTAGGAGCTACAAAGCTACTTACAACCTTAGAAATCACAGCATCGGTGTCAGCATTTGTGGTTAGACTGGGTAATGTTCCCCTCTCTCTTACAGTAAAGAAAACCTTATAGCCGGTTATATCTAAAGCACTTCCATCACTTTCGGTAAATGTTACCTCAAATAACTTACTGTCTCCCCTTGCTATTGTTATTGCATTGCTCATGCTGTTCTCTTAAAGAAATAAACGACTATATATGGCTGAATATTATTGTGAGCTGAACCACTACCAGCATTGTTGTTTGTAGCAGTAGCGTTTCCAGTAGTGAATCCATGTGCATGAGACATTGTATTAACACCATCTTGTGCTTTTTGGTATATAACTCTATCTGTAGTCCCTGCAACACCACCTACATAAGCAGAGCCATTACTCATTGGATATGGCAAACTGCCACCATCTGTACTTCCACTATGTGCATGTGCATTTTGCGTGTGAGTATGAACGGGCATTTGAGCTTCACTTAACACGACAGTCTTTGCTCCGCCTGTTTCCTCAACCGTATCAAACTCAGTTTCGCTTGAGCTTCTTCCCACCAAAACTCTACCCTCTCCAAAAGCTACCCAAGTTCCGCCAAAAACACTGCCCGGATTTGTAGAAACTACCGTTGTGTAAATAGTTCCAACGGGATAGATGGCATTAAGAACTCCGGTAGACAAGCTAGTGGTTATGCTATCATTGCCAAGCTTAAAAACATTTCCACTACTAATGTTTAAGACTTCCCTATTTGTTCCCCCTGAATCTTTAATACTAACTCCCTTGTCATTGTTAAGAAGAACTCCCTGTGTTGCGTGACTATCGTATGCTCTATCGTTTTCGGTCATAGAGTCTAGTTTTGCTTCTGTAATAACATCTCCGACGGTCCAGCTAACTGATGTAAATGCTGTTGCTCCTAAAGGCATAATTTTTTGAATTAACTATTTAATTATAACTTTTTGTAAATGTCCTCGTCTAACTTAGTCTTACTATCCTTAACTATATCAATTGCCACATAACTCTTAATTGAACAACTCTCAAACTTTATTTCCCTAGTTTCAGGATTAATATTCATTCCAAAACAACCGTACCACCTATCTTTGCCCTTATAGCAAACATAATGCAGGTTTTTGTAATTACTTAATTCTGGCTTGTCATTGTAAAAAAAAGCTAACAATTCTTTTGTTCCTTTTTCATAGACTAAATATCTATCAAGTCCATTAGTAGGCGTGTCAATTCTTTCGAATTTTCTTTTTTCTTTTCTTGCCTTAATCATTTCTTCCTTAACAAGCTCTTTTGACAACTCTCCATCTTCATAAGGTCTTTTTGAAATTATAAACGTATCTCTCATCTCGCTATTATTTTTTGAATTAAACCAGAATTTGCATCAAAAGTTGTTTGTATTCTTTTTATCGTAATAAACGCCTTATTAGATAGTGGTTGTGACTTCGGTTTCAACACAACTGCACAATGTGTGATGTCTTTGTCTACACTTATTCCATATTCAACAACTGCATTTGCTTCTGCAACTAAAATGTCAGAAAACAATTGCGAAACATTAGTCTCTGATACTTCGCCTCTTTGAATTTGACTTTCTCCCCCTTGAAAAACAGAATAACCTTGAGAGCCAATAACACTAATTATCGCCTCTCCATTTTCGTTCGACATCGTAAGAGATGTTGTGCTTACATCCGACTCAGACTCCCCATCTTCATTATATAAAGAGTCAACATTAAAATATGACGAAGCAATCATTGAAACGTTTTGTGAGGCACTAAATGTTGCAACAATATCCGCTGTTCCTATTGGTGGATTTACCATATACCACATCTCTGTTCTACCATCGCTACCGAGTTGTTGGTGTGTTAACTTGGTCATAGCTTCCCCCCCATAGGTCATGGCAGTTACCGTTACCGCACCTCTTACGGTTGTTCCAACAATTAAAAGTCTGTCCTGAAATATTCCAACTGTGTGAGACAATGTTATTGAATCACTAATAACTTGTTCTGCAACACTAGAATTATCAAACAAAACACTATCAATCATTATTCCATTGTTATAGACAATGTTGTTAAGCACAACACTTTTTATGTTGACATTCCCATCATTAGTTGATCCGGGTGTTGTGTCATAGTCTGTAAACATTTTTAGCAAAATATCGCCCCCACCAAACCAACTTGGAGTAATACATCTTTCTAGCAATTCGTAATCTTTACCATTTTGGGACACCAAAAGTTCTGATAAACCAGAGTTTTCAATGAACTTAAAATACTTTCCCTCTATTTCTGTTATGTCATAATAATAGGGAGTGTCGGAAAGCTTTACAGACAAACCACCCCCGTCTATGTAGATATAGGAATAATACAAGTCACTTCCTAACTTAAGAGTCCAGTCACCATTTTCCATGTTGGAAACATCCCCGAAATTAATAATAAGCTCCTTGTTCTCGAAACTAAACGGAGCTGTTTCAATTCCAAACTTCCCTGTTTCTTCCGAAAGGAGAGACCTAACTGGAAAAACAATATCTTCTTCTATCAGAGGTAGTTCATGAAACTGCTCGACTACACCATTAGTGGCAAGGTCAATGCCCCCAAAACTAACCTCTGTTGTTCCAGCTTCAACACCCCAGTTTCCTGCACCCACTTCAACCCCAAGACTAGTCACTGAAATAGGATTTGCTTCCGAGTGTAATACGGCAACTTCACCATCCACATCGATATATTCCCAGTAGGTTGTCCCGCCTTCTTCTCTTATAGATGGCATATATGTGTCATCCAAATCATAGGCAACAGAAGCGAGTGTTGTCGTACTTCCTGCAACTTTCTTTCTTGCATACATAACGCCATTGGCAATTAACATTGTCAACGAATTGTTACCATCTAAAACTAGCGACAAATAAACCTCAATAGAAGCCCAAGCTTGGTTTCCTTCATCAGCAACCTCTAACTCCACCATTTTTCCTGTTAAGTCGTAATTCTCTGCAGAAACTATGCCGGAATAAGAAGGTGAAGCACCTATTAACGCTATGCGTAAAGCAGAGTCAGAGACAGATACGCCACCACCGTAACCATTCCAGTCATCAGATAAATCATAGAAATACTCGTAAAATAAGTATCTATAATTAAGGTATGCTTCTTCTAACGCCCCAAATACTCCGAAGAACCCATAAAAAGGATTTGCAAAATTCCAAACACTATTAGTTTTCAAATAATTTAATCTATCCCCAATCATGATTTGCGGTCTAGCAGGTATTGTAAGGCTTAATTCTTTCCTTGTAGGAGAGAACCTTTCCAACAAATCTTCTGCGTATGTTCTAGCCCACGCCGAATCTGTTATGAAATCATTTTCAATCGTAAGCAACAACACACCGTATTCTTCCTGACTAGTAGCATCTTCTACTACCTCCTCAATTATCTTCTCGACAACCGCAGGTTCTCCTTCAATAGTTAAAGTCGTAAGATACGCTACATTTCCCGAAGTGTTATTAACATTAACCTTAACCGTATCAACAAAGTTTGTATAGGTAACAGCCACACCAGCAGTAACATTAGAGCCACTCCCATCTCTAGCAGAGTTGGCAACCCAATTTGTACCCGAAGCAGGTGAACTCAAAGTGTACAATGGGTTATCTAATGTTATGAAAAACGAAGATACCCCAGTTGCAACCTCGATAGAATTACTAGACTCATAAACAACTTCCTCATCAAGCACTATTCTTGGTTTAGCTTTAATTTCTATACGGTTATATGTATTGCTAGAATAATTGTTTTCCTCAGCAATTACATCTTCAGTTGATATTTCTACAAGGTCGGTGAAATCTATGTTTTTATAAGTTCTGAATAATATATCTCCGAGTTCGTTTTGGAAAAACTCTCCGCCTTCTGATTGAACTAATTTCCTGATAATTTCTCCTGCCTTAGCACCTTTTTGAATCCACGCAAAACCAATTGTGTTTTGTCCTACATTCAAATCAAATTGTTCCTCAACAAAACCCATTTCAATTAAGATACTTTCAATAATTTCATCAGTTCTTTTATTTACAAAGACTTGATTAGATAATTCAAAGTTATCCACGATAGAAATATAGTCAAACATTTGCAGTTTAATAGTTCCAGACTTTTGGTTCTCCTCAATATCTTTTGTTATTCCATATATGGTGGGAATTTTTAATAAGGAATTGTCGGTGTTTTCAAACCCAAGAAACATTTTAACTGGTCTGTTTCTATTTATATCAAAGCCTATTGTTGGATTAACCAACGGTGTGAATCTATTATCCTTGTTGTCTAAAGTGCCAGTAGCCCTAGAATAAGAAACCCCTCCTAATGGCTCAACCCTTTCTTTGTCGGTAGATACAGAAATAACTCTTTCCGACTCATCAAAATACTCAAACAAATCTGCATTAGTAATAACCCCTAATTCTCCTTGTACAATATCTCCACTTCCAACTAACGAAGTTCCCACTACACCGAAATCTATACTCTCATCTTTTGTCCTAGTCCAGGCAACATTAAGCCCAACAATGGGCTTACGAACATCTTTCCTCGATAATTCCTCGAACTCCCCTGTTACTACTTGCATTATATTTCTTCAAGAATTAATTGAATATCTACAAAATTACCGCCCCATTTTCTTTTACCCCCCGAAATCTCAACAGAAACGGTAGTTCCGATTTGTAAATAAGCCTCGTCAACAAGTAAGGAAACACTTTCCCCTTGTCTAATAACCGAGACAATATTATTAAACTGTTCTGCCGATATATTTTCAAACCCAAGAATAAATTTATATTTAATGCGAACAATGTCCTTTTTAGTTTTCCCAGTAATAGTGTAATTCCTGCTAGATATTTCGACTACCTCTTGGTTAAAAGAGCTATATTTTGGTAATATCAATCCATTTAATACGAAACTCATAATAGTTTTCCACTTCTAGTTAAATTAATTGTATCTATTTCTCGCATTATTCTTTCTGCAAAATTCGTCAATCCGACTTGGTCTCCATAATAGTTATCCACATTCATGCTAACATTAATAGGCTGAGGGGTGTTTACCTGAGTAATATTTGATACGTTCCCAGTAACTCCGGCTAAATTAAATCTAGTTTTACTGGACATTGCGTCTATATCAGAAAATAGTCCGCTATACTCTTTAATTAAAGCACTTGTTCCTCTTCTTACATTATCAACAAGAGATGGTGAGAACCTTTGTAAGGGATTTAATTTCTTCATAACCTCTGCCGCACTGGTTATAATTTTTTTTATTTCTTCAATCCTGCTTGATATTATATTTTTTAAGCTGCTAAAGCCCCTAGAAACATTGTCAACCATATAGTTAACGTATTTAACCACTCCGGTTATTGCAACAGTAAATGCCATTATCGCCCCAACTACGGTAATAATAGAGGCAAGAACTATTCCTCCCAGAATTACCGCAATGACCTTTAGTGCCGGAATTAATACCGGAGACAATTTAGTCCATAATTCTTGCAAAGCAGGAACCAATTGAGTCACAACAAAGTTTCTGAAAGCCTGAAACATCGGCATTACATAGGGAGCAACAACATTCCACACCTCCCAAAACTTTGCCTTGATACTCTCCGTGGCACTTCTAAGTGTATTCATAGCTTGTGTTAGACCTCCTGCTCTTTCAATTAAGGTATACAAACCAGCACCGACTATTGCACCAATGGCAACCAATGGGATCAACGGAGCCAAAGATCCCCATATAGCGACACCCAGAGAAACAAATGCAGGAACAGCGATAGCGACAATTACCCCAGACAAGACCGCTAGTGCCTTGTCGTTGTTCTTAAAATACTCAACGATAGTAAGCAACTTCGGTCCTAGTAACTCTACTACATCTATAAGTCTTTCGACTGCTTGTTTAGCCAGGTCCATTAACCCCGATTTAGTTGCAAATTCTACCATTGCTAAAGAGAACTCATCTTTTAGTGTAGAAATTCTGCCCTGCAATGTAAGCGACTGATCTTCCATACCACCGGCAAAGTCTACCGTTCCTATCTTTTGCAAATATCCTTCAATTGCTCCGGCTTCGTTTTTTATAGTAGTTGATACACCCCTAAAAAGAAACGTGATGCTGTCACCTTCGACCTTAGATTTAATACCAAATTCTTTTAATCTTTCAAATTCTCCAACAGTAGCATCTGCAACCGCTTGTACCATCTGGTCAAGTGTTTTCCCCATAGCAGAAGCGGTGTTCCCATAAGCGGTTAACGCTTTTTCGCTGGGATCAAGTCCCATATTCTTTAGGAGAATAAAAGCTCCTAGCACTTCTTTTAATTGATACGGGGTCTTCTTTGAAAAGTCAGTAATAGCTAATTGAGCCTTGTTCACTTCCTCCATGTTTCCTTTGAAAACGGACTTCAGAGAAGTTCCCATGGTTTCAAAGTCTGCCGCATTTTGCAGTACCATCTTCCCCGAAATGGCTAGACCACCTATTATTGCACCAACAGCCAATTGAGATGACTTTTTCATGCTATCAAAAGCAGAACTCGCCCTCTTCGTTCCACTTTGAAGCCCCTTGTCGTCTAAATCTAGCGTATAATGAATTTTACCTACTTCTGTTGACATTGAATGCTTCTTTTAAATCTGAAATAGCTGAATAGTCATCGTTCTCCTCTATTTCAATTATATCAATTGCCTGACTCTTGTAACTGCCTATGATTCGCTTCGAATCCTCCTTATCCATGTGAGGAACGGAGACTTGCACAATGTTTTCTAGTCCTTCTTCGGCTTTCAGTTTGCTTAAATAAAATAATAATGTGAAAAAAGAAAAAGCCGACATCTCTAAGACATCGGCTAATTTGTAGTGATAAAAGTGCATAAACCTAGCTACTTCCTTTCGTAAATTTAATTTTTTTTTGTGTCTGTTTCAATTCCTTTGACTTCTTCTGGAGTGCTTATTTCTCCGAACAGTTGTATCAATGCAAAGATTTGATTCATGTTTAGTTCATATTCTCCAAGCTCCGGAATTAACTCTCTAAATAACCCAGACAAATCGACAATAACCTTCAAAACAACTTCCGTGTCTTCACTTTTAACGTCTTCGGCTAATTGTAGCATCTTAGCCAATTGCTGTAATGATGGATATTTTAAATCCATTACTTTCCCACCAATTCTTACTTTCTTGACAGGATCTTGTAGTTTGTCTAAGTCTAAATCTATCATATTAAGAGATTAAGTCATCACCAATTCTGCCTAGTCTATATCCATCTACTCTGGACTCATCAACTAAGGCTTCAAAAGTAACTTCTAAAATTCTTTGTTCGTCTATTTTGTAAGCAGTTTCAACCGTCTCAACTGATACAGCTTTCCAAATATAAATATCATTATTTGTATCAGACTCATTTCTTGGGTGAAGTCTCATTTCTACTGCTTTTGTAGATAGAAGATACCCGGAATCTCTGCCAAGTCCTAATTTGTTATCAGTAATTCCGTTATAGTCATATCTACCCTCTGGAATTGCTTTTGAGAAATTAGCCTTTGTTGGCTCTGCTATATAAACCTTAACTGTTAATTTTTGTCCAGTTAAAGCTTTGTCCAAAGCCATTGAGCCGTATTGGTCAACAGTCAAATCTTCGAACTCTCTTTCGAAAGAAAATTCCACACCACCCTTAGTGTGTCCAATTACTTCCCCGTTATAGAAGACATCACATTCTCCTATTTTTATGTTTGCTACATTCTTTGCCATTTAATTTTTGTAATATATTAAATTTTAACTTATTAATTGCAGGCAGGTAAAGTCTACCGTTAATTTCCAAATTTTCCTTCCTTCGGCATCTCTGTCAAAGTCTCCAATTTGCCCTAGTGCATTGGAATAATAGACATGATACGAAGTTAAATTATAATGTTCTCCCCTATGAAGAAGAAAGTATATAGTCTTAAGTATATTATACCCATCTTCACTATCCTTGTAGATGCTCCAAAAGTCTATTGTTTCATTAAACGTAGGCAAATATCTGTCCGGTTCACTCCCACTAGAAGTAGTCAAAAATACGCCCTCAATCCCCCTTAAAAGCTCCCCGATCATTAAGTTAGTACCAACCACTAGGCTTGTGTTATCTTCTAAATATTGTGCTAATTCTTCAGCAAATATTCTCATACTCTTTTTATAACTGCTTGTTTAATATAATTTATTACATTTTTTTCTACACTTTCTCCTGCATCTTTTAGAAAGTGTTTTCCAGTTCCCGGTGTAGTGTACCTTCTGATCCTGTGGCTTCCATCTTTTCTTTGTCCCGCTTCTTGATAATGAGCATAATTTATTCCACCTCCGCCAACCTCGACTCTATGGTGCATCATTGCCTTCTTTACTGGTTTAATTGAAGCTTGTAAGTCCCCAGATAGATAAGGAACCCTAATACTAGCTATCTGCTTTACATCTTTTGCCATCTTTCCGATAGCATTGTCCATGCTTGTAGCAGTTAACTTGTAAAACCTCATTATGTTATCAACCGTTTTTACACTCATGATACTCCTACCTCGGTTATTTTTAAGTCACATTTTTTAAATTCTATTACTTCGCTTCCTAATCTTCTAGCATTGGTAACTCTTTGAACTTGAAAATACTGTCCATCATAGAAAATAATATCTCCATGCACTATTTCGGTACTAGGCGAAACCCAAAGCATTGCATCTGTGTCGGTAACTTCTTGATTAGGTCCTCTTTGAACTCCCATGATATGCCTGAATCTACAATTTATGGTTTTATATTCCCCATCGTATAAATAGTCGCCAAAAGCATTTCTTACTGGTGTTATCTTTCTGCAAGTTTGTACAAAATGTTGACTCAACATCAGAAATAATTAGTATCAGAAGTATATTTGTCTAGTACGGATTTAACAACAAAGTCGTTCATTCCCAATTCTCCGAAAGTCCTAGAATAGCCCTCAATGCTCTCACTCTTTAGGTTTCCGGTTACATAGTCGTTGAAATACTTTGTGGTTAAATAAGTAGCTAGATACTCAATATCACTAGGCACGGCACCAAGAGAAAACTTCGCAGTTATTCTGATATTGGCAAAACCTCTACCAAATCCAAAATAGATATGCTCAATCCATCTTTTGACAGTATCGTTTATAGGTCTAAGCCTAAGGTCATCTAAATCATATGTCTTAATAACATCACCATCATTATCTAGTGCTTCTACAACGGTAATATCTGTGCAGGGGTCAATGTCTAATATTCGTTCTCCGTTTCCATCATAGAGCCTAGTTGTAGGAGTGACAGCTCCAAAACTACCCCCGACTTTTTCATCTATGTACTTGTCTACTACATCAAATACTAGACTTAGTAATTGCTCCTCTTCGTCTAGGAGTTCCCTTTTTAGGAGACTTTCCACGTTTGACTGATTGGAATAACTCATGTGCCTTTGTGAATAACGGATATAAAATTGCTTGTGTTTTATTTGCTTTTATCATACTCAAATTATAACAAAAGAAAGAGGGGACATTCCCCTCAATATGCTCCATATAATTCTAACGCCTTCTTTTTATAAACCTTATAAGCTTCTTCTGGTGTGCCAAAGTTTCCTAGATGTACCTGCTTCTTATTAATAGAAATGTAGACTCTGTATCTACCCTGTGCAGTTATGCGAACATTTTTAAATCCAGACTTACTACCCAACGCCCCTTTAATTGGTCTTTTAGAACTTGCAATAAAACTTTTGTAACTGTCTTTGTCGAACTGAAAATGGCACTTTTTGCAAAGCCTTACCCAGTCATTTATATCTCTCTTGTATTTCTTGCTTTTATTTGCCCAGTTCATTTGTTTGGGGTTTTTGTAAATTTCCCCACAGACAGAACATTGCATGGGTGTTCCAAGCTTTCTTTTAACCCAATCATGCAGGGCATCATAGCCAACATTGTCACCCTTCCAATTTGCATTCCTGTCTCCAGAAGTTTCGCCCTTTTTCCAAGCATTGGTGGGTGTTTTTCCCATCCTAAACTTGTTACCCTTTAGTTGACAAGCATGGGAACAGGTTTTCTGCCTTAGTTGACTTTTATACCTGTTTCTTATCTTGCCATTGCAGACGGGACAAAGCTTATACCAATAATTATTTTCATAAAAAATAGGAGCATTATTCATGCTCCTACTTTAACACTATTTTATAGTTCGCGTCAACTACTCCATCAACTGACAGTACCCGTCCCAATCAATACAAACGCTTCTGGGAACTTGACTAGTGCAGCCATTCGAGTTACTGCCCTCAAAGCTGTCATGTCTTGTTCGAATAAGTTGACATCACTTCCAAGTGAATCTGCAACTGTACCTTCTTTGCCAATTGTAAGTGTAAGTCCACCTTTTACATATAGTTTGACTCGTTTCAAGTCTCCGTATACGATAAATGGCTCGTTACTATCTCCAACTGTTGCACTATCTGGCATTACATCAACCAAGACAACTTGTTTGCCCCATGGTGTTTGTAGTCCAGCAGTAGGAAGCATTTGATATCTTCCCTCACTATCCTTAGCCTGTCTGATAATATTCCAGACCGTTCTGTGCATATAGTACTTAGCATTAGCATTTGCTTTTGTAGGAATTTTTGCTTCTGCATTAAGTAAATCATCCCAAGTAATACTTGAAAGACTTGCACCAACTGTTTCTACATAAACTCCAGGAGTTCTTAGAACACCAGGGTATGTTTCGTCATCATCTGTGAACACTAACTCATCAGCTATTCTTGCTCTTTCTTCTGCGAATCCAGCAGTTACTTCTGCCCAGAAATCAATCGCACTATCTTCTACCAATTCATCGGTAGCGATAGCAATTGCAGCGAATTTTCTAAGTTCAACTGTTACTTGCTCGATAGTTAGTTTTGTTCCGGTTTTAGCAACTCCTTGTCCGGTTTCGTACATGGTTACATTTGAACCACGTTTGTTAGTCTTGATACTATTTCGAGAAATAGGTCTAACATCAGCTTCTCTGAAAGCTACACCATACTCTTCTGAAAGAGCCTCAACTGCAGCCTCAAATTCTGGGTCTGCTACGATATATCCACCGTCTGCACTTACATCGGTATTTGCATAGCCAGCCTTTGTTCGCATATCCATTGACTTTGAGTTGTACCCTTTTAGAGCCTCTTTATCTCCATTTGCAAGAGCGATAACTGATTTAATGAATCGAACTTCTTTTCTCTCAGTAACTTCTGAATCTTTTTCTGCCAAATTTTTCTTGGCAACATTTTCTAGAGACTCAAGTTTCGTTTGAAACTCTGCCTCTTTTGCTTCCATTGCTTTAGCAACTGCTTCGTCAATGGCAGGTTGTACACCTTTTGAGACTTCTGAAGCAATAGCACCTACTGCCTCTTGGTCTAGGACTAATTCCTTATCCATTTTGTTTTTTTAATAAATTATTTATTCCAGCGATTAATAGTTCTGCTTGCTTGTCAACCTGCTTCGCTGTTGATTTAAAGGTAACAAGCGTCCTGTGATTTGCCTCGACTTCTGCCTTAGCCTCTGGCGTAGGACTTTCGGTTTTATTGTAAATTGCTTCTAACGCTCCAACTAAACTTTTAAGTGCTTCCAAGTTCTTTAATATCTCGTCATCATTTGCCATTTTCTTTTTTAATCCATCAAAAATGAACTTTTCAAACTGGTTTTCATAGCTCTTGTTAGTTACTAAAGCATCAGGGTGTGCGCCAACCGGCACAACACTTAATTCAATCATCTGCATTCTCTTTATAATGCTGGTATCTTCTCCGTATTCCTCAACTAATCCACCAATAGAAACTGCATTAATAGTCCCCCTTAGTATCATCTTGTAGACGGTATCGGCAAACTCATAAATATCGTGGTCAAACTTTAATCTAGCGTACAGGTTTCCTTGAGACTTCCAAATTTTAGTAATTCTTCCGATAGGTAAATCACTATACTGATGACTCCAAAGCAAGACCGGGTTTTTCTTTATCTCTGAAATGTTTATTCCCTCAAGAATAATTCTTTCGCCATGTCTATCAAGCCCACTATTTGAAACCAACACTTCAATCTCTCCATATTCTAAAGCCTTGTTTACTAATTCCCCGTCAAAGCCCTTCATTAGCTTTTCATCTAACTCAGGTAAATGAGTTATCGTGATATCCGATGTTAAATTTATTTTATCCATAATTATAAAAAATGTCCGTCTGGCTAATTAAAGCTATACGGACTAAATATAAATGTCTCTTTTCTAAATGTATCAATTGAAATTGCCTATTGTCAATTGCGAAACTAATTTAATCAAAACTAACCTCTTACAGCCCGGACACTTTATTTCCACGTTAGCAGAATTTCCTTTAAACAAAAGTTTCTGACAATAAGGACATCTTATTTCTTTCATACCGGCTCTATTTTGCATCGACAATTAGGGTGTAAATCAGCATACATAACATCGTCATAGTCAGCTAAAAATTCACTATCCCCAACCTTTAATGTTTCTCCTTTAGAAATAAAGGGCTTTCCAATTGATACAGTCTTTCCATTTAAAGAAGCACAGAACTCACAAGCACCACCCCAAGCAACCCATTTCATTTCTCTATATCCTTGTTGCTGATAAGCACCGGCAACACCTTGATTTGTAGCCTTGTGTGCTTCCGTTCTTGCTATCCTTTCAGCTCTATATCCCTTAGCTTCTTCAAAAATACTTTCAACCCTTTTGGTTAATTCAGCTTGGCTTTCATTGTTCATTAAACCACCAGCTAATTGTTTTTGAATCTTCTCAACTGTTTCCTTATTAAAGGACTTCATTAGTCTTTCGGTAGAGTTAAATACAGCATCTCTTTGACCCTGTGTGACTAGAAACTCCATGTCTAATCCGCTAAACCCAACAACTATTTCGCCACCCTTAGACAAGGTTTCTATCATTATCGGAAAGAGTTTAAGCACCATCTCAGGCGTCATTTCTTGCAAGTCTAATAGAAATTCCTCAAACGCTTTTATCTTTTTGCTCAATAGTGGAATCTTCTCCAGGACTAATTGTTCCTGCTCTTTGACTAGTTTTTTAAGTGTTCGGTTTATTTTCTTCTCCCCCTTATCTTCAGCGAGTTGCAGTTCTTGATATAAATCCTCTCCCTTTTTAACCGCCTTTGTTCTCACGACAACCTTAATTCCCTTTTCTGTTCTTTCTTGCTTTTCATTAATAGGAACTTGGCTCAAATTAATATAAAGGTCATCTCCACCCTCGACATCTTCAACTTCTAGTCCGGATAATTTTCTGACTTCATTTCTAGTTAGCCAAATATCTTTTCCAGAGTCTATTAATTTCAATCTAAACTCTAAATCTTCAGGAACTAAACTCTCATGGTCGACCGTTATTTCTTCCTTATAATGTTTTCTAACTATCCTCTCGATGAAATCGTCTAATCTAACTAACTTAGGCTCGATAGTTCTTTTTGAAAAGATGTATTCAATAGTATCTATATTGGCCCTGCCTAATCCGTTGCTATCCGTTTCCCCTAATAAGGCTGAAGGAACCCTAAACATCTGCAAGACTTTCTTCTCGGTTACTTCTTTTAGCTCTTTTAAATTTATCTCTGAAATAGAAAGCCCCATCTTGGTAAACTCAACATCTCCACCATTTAGAAAAACAGTCTTTCCTGCGTTTTTAGCTCCACCATGTTCTCGTTTCCATTGATACTTTAACTTATCAAACATCTCCTTGGTCATCTTATTCTTAATGGAAATAAGACCACTTGGTGTAGCTTGGTTTTTAATAAACGAATTTTGAAATTCAGACGTAACATTCTCCCCTTCAATATACATAGCACCTGCTTGAGTAGTGGAATATCCAATAGTTTCGCTTAATGGATTAAATTGGAAATAGGTCTCAACCTCGTCTAAATCAAATGGAATTTCTGTTCCATCTCCTCGCATATACGCATAGCCAATAACTTCACTATTATCATTAAGCACAAACTTTATTTTGTCCGGTCTTAGTAAATATATCTCTCTAATCTTCTTTGTTAATTCCCCTTTGGGCATATACCAATACAGCTCTCCGGTAAGTTCTAGATACGCCTGAGAAGCGAAAAAGAGGTCAAATTTACTCGTATATGGGTTAGGCCTATTTAATACTCTCTTGAATGGGTGTTCAACCTCCTTGTCTTTACTTATGAATATTGGCTCATATCTTCCAACCTCCTCTGAGATAACGTTCACACAAGCATAAACAAGGTTTTTGTATTCATACAATAGTTCCCTTTTGTTTTTAGGCACAATTCCCCCGCTAAAGATAGTAGAGAAACTTCCGCCTCTGTAATTTATCTTGTTATCTATCGCCTTTTTTATTCCTGTAAATAGTCCCATAGTAAAGTTATAAAAATGCAAAGTCTTCCTCATTCAAGGAAGTTGTATCGTGTGCGAATGTAAGTACAGCACCATCTGCCACATCAGGAGAAGAAATTGATAAGCCGTAATCATTCATTTTTTTAATTAAGTCTATTTTTTGTTGTATTTGTAACTTACCCTCACTATCGGACTTATAGTAAATGTATCTTAGTTCCTCAAAGGCCGAGTTTCTTTCTATCTTTCCACCATTTTTGAGCCACTTGTATAGGTCGAAATACATTTCGGCTCTAGCGTTCTTGAATCTGCTCTTATCCCATGCCGACTGTCCGAACAGAATTCCGTTCACAGGTAATTCTTTCTCGCTTAATCTATCAACTAAACCTTGTCCAAGTCCACCCATATCAACAGCAACTTCTAATATATTATACAAATTGACATACTCCTCAACAATTGAGACTTGCGACATTGTATCAGAGTGCCTATTAGTGGAAAGTAATTTCATTTCATTTCCTCTGCGTAATATAAAAGAGGTCCTGTCCCCACCCGCACCAACATCAACCCCTAAATGAAACTCGCCCTCGCTTAATTCGACCTTATCCACAAAAGCGTTATCTAAAAGCTCATCATCTATTAATCTTCTGTAACCGTCCATCTCAAAGTCAGACTCACTAGGAAACTTGCACTCATAAAGAACATCAAAAAAAGCCTCATCTCGCATTTCGTCTATAAACTCTTGTGTGTATCTACCCTCTCTCAATCCTTGATGATAGTCTATTAGTATTTTATAATACTTTTCAGACTTCCAAGTTCTAAAAAAATGGTTTCTGTAAAATGGGTTTCCAATCTTTAATAAGAAATTCTTGTTATGTCCCCCAAGCATTCTAAGTATCATCGCCTGATAGTCATCATTTATTAAAGCAGACTCATCTTCTATGATATTAGGAGAGCCGAATCCAGTAAGAGCATCAAATAACATCTTTCTACTAGAAGTTCCTGCAGAAAACGTTTTTATTCCACCCCCATGTCTCCAAATAATATTGTCTTTGCTTCTTTCTTTTCTTAGTCTATCCAAAGGGATATTCGCATCAAGCTCTAATTGCTTATAGAAAATTTCGTTATCAAACGTATGCTGAATAGCTCTAGCCATGATGATTTGTGCCTTATCCTTTCTACCAGCCACAATAGCAAAAGGCTCTCTAAAATAGAGGCTTCTAGTAAGGCTAGCCATAGAAACTATATCGGATTTGCCGTATTGAGTAGAGGCTATAACCTCGACTCTAGGTTTGCTCTTTTGATAAATAGAAAGAAAGATATCAGACTGTCCATCTGACATCTCAAAGGGTTGTCCGTAATCATTTTTAAACAGGTTCCTGACCAGGACTTTCACCTTCTCCCGTTTCTTCGTCAAGTTTATTGAGTTCATTTACTAGATTTACTATAAGTTGGGTACCTTGTAAAGCTTCTCCGTCCGATGTTATGTCTATCTGTGCTTTTGCTTTTGCTCCCATTCTATCCAGATAGTCGGTTACATATTTATCTTTAGACATATATCCTGCCAACCTTACCTCATCGAGCGTGTAATTTTCCGGATGTTCCTTTATCTTCGCCATTAATTCCGTAACTTCTTTATAACTCATGTCCCCGTAATTAGAAAGAATGTCCATTAATTTTTGTTTCTGTCTCCACTCATCCCAGCCCCTAGACTTAGCTTCCGAGGTTGGTTGGTTCTCACTAGAAAACTTAACCCCTCTTTCTCCCATTGGTGTTACGGTGTCGTTTTTTTTGTCGTTATCCATATGTGACTATACTAGCTTAAATAAACATTCGTCTGGTTGCCTCTTATTTACACCCCCTGCATAAGTCGACCCCTGTTTGAATCTCGTAATTATCCTAAAGTCATCTGGTGCAGAATATTCGCTGATATAAGTAGGGTTCGTCTTTGACATCTTTCTTGCCCTCAGCCTCAGGATTTAAATTACTTATCGACTTATAAATCATTCCTGCCGACTTTCTTTTTGAGCCTAAGTAAGGTATCGCCATTATACTTCAGTCTTAAATGTTTTATCGCAATAAGGACAAGTAATGTCTATTTCTTTAAACTTCTTCTCCCTATCCTCTGTCCCTTTAATATCGTCAAAGTCAATATCGGTGTATAATAAATCGTCAAACCCCAAATCCTTTAAAATATCATCAAACTCATTCGCTAATATATCCATATCCCAGTCTCCAGAATGTCTGTTTGATATAACACCTATCTTTTTAACTTCTTCTTCTGATAATTCTCTTTCAGGTACATAAACATCAACTTCATTGTTTCCCCTTTTCATCTCAAGTCTTAGGCGTTGGTTTCCTGCAATAACTGTTCCATCAATATTAATAACCAACGGCTCGAAGTTCCCCAGGGTGTCAACGCTTTGCTCCAATTCCTTAAAAGCTCTTTCCGATATTGTACGGGGGTTTTTCTCCCAATTCTTTAATTCAGATATTTTTCGTTTTTCTAAATGCCATTTAATCATTTTTCTAAAACCTTCCAAAGCCCTTTCGGGTTTTTAACAAATATTAAGCTCTCACAATTCCCATCTACTTGATAAACCTTGCTTCTAGAAACATGGTCAAGTTTAACAGTCCAATCTACCACAACTTCTTTTCCCATTCTTCGCAAGTATAAACCAAAGTCTACATCAGGTGCTAAATCGTTTCCACTGAATTCGTGCTTTTTTATACTATCTGTTTCCGTTAAAAGGAAATAAAGTCCAGTAGCATCAACCCTCTTCAGCACCTCCTTCATGGTAAAGTCAATGCTTTTTAAATGCTTAGGCTTTTCCACATCATCAACTATCCAAGCACCTATAATTTTAGACGCCCATCTACCAGCTTGAAGTCCAGAAATAGCACCAATGTTTACCCCCTGCTTCTTTAATATCTGCCAGTCATAAAATAGTTTTTTAAAGTCATCTCTTTTAACTCGTGTATCATCTTCAACTATTAAAGTTAGTTCATGCTTTTTACTTAATTGAGTTTTAGCAAAATTCAACATCTTGGCAATTCTTCTCCTGCGTTCAAATATATTAGCCTCAACAGGTTGTCCGTTTCTAAATCTAACCACTCTAACGGATTTAATTTTTGGGTTATCAAACTTAAAAGCATTTACAACCGTTGCTTTTTTTAATTGAGAGTTATCCACAACAACTAAAACCTCAACATCTTGAGTTAAAAAGTCCACCTCATTTATTTCTTTGGCGAGGTCTGCAATTCTCCATTCCCTAGTTAGTGGTATTAGAACTTGTAACATCATTGAAAACATTAAAATAATATTCTTTTAAGACTTTCCAGTCTAAAGCTCTGGCTATATTCTCCGCCTTGTATCTAGCTTCTTCATAAAATTCAACATCGGTCATTTTCTTCATCTTATCCACAAGACTATTCACATTCGCTTGGAAGACATCTACCGGAGCATGAAACTTAAAATTCCCCACTAACTCGGCTTCACAAAGCCACTCTTTAGGCAACAGGAAATAGTTGGGCTCAACATCGGTCATTATAACAGGGAGTCCACAGCTTAGGGCTTCTTGAACAGGCAAACAAAGACCACCATATTTTCTAGGCAATACTAGAACATCTCCCAAAACATAAAGCCATCTATTATCTGGAATGTCTGCGAAGAACTCTACATCGTGATGCAACTTCGCATAAATCATCTTCTCCCAAACAGGAGCAAAATTCTCAATCGCCTTTTTGTCAGTAGGGGTTTGATAGTAAATCACAAACTTGTAATCTCCACCAAACTGTTTAACAGCCTCAAGAAACTCAATTGTTCCATTTCTATCCTCATAAGTAGGTCTACCCACTATATGAATAAACGTCTTTACCTTTTTAATTCTTCTCTTTTGAAACTTATCTCTGTTTACGGGAACTGGTAAATGACAATAATTAAACCCCTCAAACTTATCCCTGTTCCACAATGTAGGAAGTCCAAGCAAGTCAGGCCTTGGCAAATGTGGTTTGTTAAAATAGTCAAAGAACTCATAATTAGGCTGCTGAACTATCTTAACTCCCTTTTCTTTTGCTAATTCAAAAAGCCGATAGTTTAAAGGAGTTTCTGCTACAAACAAAACATCTATTCCATCAATGAGCCATTGCATGTGTCTTTCAGTAGGAAACCCTTTACAAATTCTAGCTCCGGGAAATCTGTCATGATGGGTTTCTATCAGGTTATATTGGGAAATATCACACAACAGGGTCTTAAAAGGCTCCATGTTCATAAAGAACTCCTCGGTTTGATACCCTAATCCGGTCGAACTCGAAAATGCCATCATTCCAATTTTCATTTTATAATTTGCTTAATTTAGTTCTTTTTGTTACCCTACCTTTCTTTCGCATACTCGCTTATCTTTTGTCTCCTTATAAGTTCTGTTTCTCCAGTTTTCATTAGAATTTCATTTCAAATTTAGGCTCTTTGCCCCTTGTGTCCAAATGGTAGCTTCTTTTCATGTCCCCATCTGGTTTATAAATAGTTAATTTGTAATCATTCCAACCTGCCCTTCCTCTTTGTCTGAAAGCGTCTTGTACAACTCCAAACATTTTATCCTCTATCATAGTTTTTGAATCTACCGAGAAATTATCTAAACACTTTCTATAAAAGTCCGTACTAGCTAAATGCGGTCTTTGACTCCATTGTGCAGTCTCTTGTAAAACCAAACCTTGAAACTCAATCTCGTTCAACATCAAATGCTTATGAACGTCTAATATAAGAGCTTCGTGGTGTAATCTTATAAAATTAGTTACTCCGTTTTTAATAGCGTTCTTTAAATGGTCGAACGGTATATACTCGCATAAAGGAGTATCATGTTCCATAAACAGAACGTAAGGTTGCTCTACTTCGTTAATAATACTTCTCATCATTCCAGCTTGATGATGGTGAGTATCAAATATCTTTAATGAAACATTCTTATATTTCCACCTAATAAGGAACAGAAGCCTTTTTAAATATTCTTCATAATTCTCGGTAAATTTAATCTGCTCTCCTCTTATCCAGTCTGCAAGGATTAGAACCTCGCTATTAGGTAGTCGTGAAACAACACTATCTAAAACTTCTTCAATCGCATTGGTAGAAGGGTGAGCCGGAGTAGGAGATGTAGTTATTACGGTTAAAATTTCACTTCTTTCGACATTCCCCCCAATATCTTGAAAGTCATTCATTAAATTCTTGAATATCTTGTTCTTTTCTAAACTCCACCAACTCCCCATGACATTGTTGTAATGCGGATAAGTATCTATATACCACCTAACATAGTCCGGAAAGTTTTCCCACTTGTCTAAGGTTCTAATAGGGTTGTCTCCAAAAACCTTGTCATAATATTCTTTGTTCTTTTCTAGTATTAAAGGAACAGCACCAGCCTCTAATGCTTCATAAAACCTAAACGTGTCAGGAGTAACAGGACCGGCAGGACAAGGCACAACTTTCGCCATTGCCATATTCCTCATGTACTCTTTCTTATCAAGTCCTTGAGTAAATCCTTCGGACTTGTAAAAAAAGCCACCCTCTAAAGTTAATAACGCTTCTTCTAAATGCTTTCTTTCTGCATGAGTGACTTGTCCAGAGAAAAACCACTCGAGAGGCTTTATTAGATATTCTTTTTCAAATTCTTCTAATAACCTAGTGTGAGGCGTATATCCATTCGGTAGATATCTATCCACCTTCTTTGAGTCTTTTACAGGAGTCATTTGCCAAATACGAATATTATCGTGTTCTATTTCATCAATAGGAAAAACATTCTCCTCATCACCAGTTAGGATTAAGACGACACCATGAAATCCAGACAAGAAGCGGTTTATTTCTTTTATATGCTTATAGTTTTGTCTGGCAGGTATTACTACAATTTCATAGTCTTCACTAGGTACTTGCTTATGGTAAGTAGGCAAACTCTTTAGCAAAGCCATATCCCAGTAGTCATCGTTTGGCGTTCCTTTTTTAAATGTTTTAAATATCATTTCTTAAACAATAAATTTGTTTGAGTGAAATCGTAATTGTGGTTAAACTTTTTTCCGTCTACAAAATATGTCTTAAATCCAGCCCTCTCTAGTTTCTGTACTAACTCAGGATAATGCGGGTTAAATACAGGCGTTACTTCCATCAAAATATTCTTTGTAACTGATAGATAATTCTCAAAAGCACTAACAGCAAATCTTTCAGCACCTTCAATATCTATCTTTATTATCTCGACGCTTGGTAAATCTTCGACTATTTTTTCATCGTCTTTAAAGAACTTATATACGCATTTAGCTCCTTTTACATTCAAGCCAAAAATATCAACATTCTCTTTGTTTCCGTCATAAGCCAAAACAGGAAAGTCATAATTCCTGGCTATTTTAGAAAACCACCCCAAGTGGCAACCAATGTCGATGACCCAGCCCTTACCTCCTTTCTTTAAAATGTCTTTGAACAAAACTGTTTCGTCATTTTCCCAATGCCCATACAACTGAAGCGTTCTAGATACATCGTCCTGACCAGTACAATATCCGGGAGTGTCTTTGTACGAATCGTAATCGTAAACAGTCATCATTCCTATCTCGGTTTCCACTTCAATAGTCTTGTGCTTTTTATGATACTGGCAATCTACGTATAACATTTGCAGAAATAATGTTTTTCGTGGTCTACTGCTAAAAGCTCACACGAGTAATTTAAACTTTTCATCTTTTTGAGTAATTCTTCTTCCGAGCTATTATACCCCTGAATCAGGTCGCTATGTATAGATAGCCAAACTAATGGTTTGTGCTTTTTTAGGGTGTTTACAGCCCCATTTATAACCAATATTTCAGCTCCCTCGACATCTATGTTTAATACTTTAGGAATTAACTCGGTCTTGCGAACATAGTCATCAACGGTAATAGAAGAAACCTTATTTTTTTGAGTTTCATTGTTCAAATTAAGATAAGCCATTGCTTCAATTTCCTTTGGCTCTATGTCTTCCCATAATAAAACGCCTCGATGCTTTGATGTTTTGTTTGAAACAAACCCATTATAAATAATAGGTTCTTCAAGGTTATTCATCTCCCAAATCAGTTTAATGCTATCAAAAAATTCCCTTGTAGGCTCAAACAAAACCATTCTGGGATTTAAATACTTCTGAATCATTGCCGAAATAGCACCAAACTCTGCACCAATATCAAAGAATATATCTCCCCTTTTTACATTTAACATCATAGAAAGAAATCGCTCTTTTTCCCAGTAATCCCATACGTCCCATTCGGCAAGTTTCTTTGGAAAATTCATCTTTAACATATATTCATGTTCTTCAACCGGTCCTCTGTCTGATACTTTATATATCTTTGTCAAAGCTTTAAAGTTTTAAGTATGTTAGATAACCGGTGAGTGTAGGTATGCTCGTTCTTGACTCTTTCCATTCCCGCCAAACGTATCTTATCCCTTTCTTCTTCATGTTCCAGATAGTAGTCAATTAATTCTTTTAACTGGTCAAAGTTTCCAAAGTCATAAGTGACAAGCTCCTCTCCTAGCTTAAACATTTTTTCTATTCCTTTAATCTTAGGAAAGATAAGAAACCCACCCCTTCCAATAGTTTCGAAAAGCCTGTCAGAATAATAGTCCGGGTGATTAAAATTCAAGCAAAGGGTATCTCCTACAATTACCTTGCAAGAGTTATAAAGGTCATTGAGAGTATTTCCCCTTATTGTTCCATATTGAGTGTCGCCTGCCACCCTTACAAACCTATTTTGATAGGTATTTTCTAGCCAGTTAATAAGTTGTGGTCTATAACTCCATTCAGGGTGATAACCCTTGCTTCCTACAAATACAACGTCAAAGTCAAACCGCTCGTCTCTTTTGCCTAGATAACAGCTATCCTCTAAAATTCCAGCCGGTGAATAGTAGTGGTTTATGCCCTTTTCTCTGTACCAGTCATTTGAGCCACCATCGGCAGTGAATACGAAGTCTGTTTTCCAAAAGGGGTGGTTTCCAACATCTTTTTCCCTAGCAAGTCCTCGCCAATAGTCTAAATGAACCGATATTGAATAGCAGTTTAAGTGTTCTAGCACATATTCCATCGAGTGAAGTCCGGGAGTTTCCCAACCATGAGTGTGAACATAATGAAACAAGTCAGCCCTTTCACAGGCTTTAAGTATTTTTGAGGTAGTCGTTCGGTTTTCTTGGAGTTTGGTTACTTTATGCCCCAACCTTTCATAAGTTTTGGCAAAGTCGTTTTCAGTAGAGTAAGGAACATCAAAATTCCCTAAAAAGACTACATTCACTTTTGAGACAGTTCTAGTAACTTAATATAATTACCTAACAATGGTTGTGTTCCATTTAGCCATTTATATATAGTGGTTCTTGAAACGCCTAATTCTCGGCTTAGCCCGGCTATTCTTCGCTCTTTAATTTGCTGTTTCAGTAAATCTGTAAAGTTTTCCATTTCAATTAATATAAAATAAAGTTCACGTAATGTCAATGACCCCGAAATTGTTTGCCATTATATTTTTAGGAATTAATATCATCTTCGAATAATTCTTAAACCCCCCGTTTGTAACTGGTAGAAATTGCTCGTTGCTTCTAATAAAAGCCCTTAGGGTTGAGACCGGAACCAAAACATACACCCACTTATTTTGATATTTAAAAATATGCAACCAGTCGTTTGCAATAGTTACTTCTATTCCTGAAGGTTTGTCCATACTAGAAAACTCTATCGCAACATTACCAGTATTCTCGCTTAAACTATCAAACTTTACCTCTACCTTATAACCGTTGTCATCAATTAAATCGTAACCGCTAACGTCTCCCTCTACACTTCTGATGGTTGGGTGTTCCCCTTTTAACCATTCAATTGCTCTTGCTTGTGCTTTTTCTCCTTCAATTCTTGTCTTTCTGAAATCTTCGTCCGTCATTTGTATTCTGCCTCTAACTCTACCAATCTTTTGTTCATTACCTCCATTCTGTTTATCTTTTGGTTTAAAGCGTCGATATTGTTGATGTAGTAATCATAGTTTCCTATAATGTCTGCACAAATACCTAAACCCTCACTCTTTAGAATAAGTGCCTCAGTAGCTACTACATAGTTATTTTTAACTACCTTGCACTCGTTGGTTTCTACTTCTACCAATTTTTCTACTGGCTTCTCTACCACCCTATCAACTTGTTTTTCAACAGTAACCGTTGTAGGTGGTGCGAACAATAAACCTAAAATAAAACCCATCACTAGAATTGCTAGTAACGCTACACCTTGTTTGTTTTGCTTACTCATCTTATAAAAATAAAAACTAAACAGCGGTGGTCTGCGTTTGAAGAATTGTAACTAATACTCACCGCATAAAGCGTTCGACAGAATATTAGTTTATAACACCAACCTCATAAGAGTTCAGCAAGGTGTTATTTTTGAAACCAGTAATTGCAAATGATATTTTTTTTATCACGCAAACCACCTGTGTCTGGTTTCTATTTTAAAGAACTTCTTTCTTTTTGTTTCTATCCAAAAAGTCTTGGTAGCCACCATCAATTTCTTCCTTTCCCTCTTTAATAAGTTTTACCTCTGTTTCTGATAAATCAATAATAATGTGACATCTACCAACAGCCCCATTTAAATAATATGTACAAGGAATACCACAAGCATTCATTTGTCCAACCAACTCATGCATCTTCATTTCTATAATTGAATATGGAGTATCTGGTCCACCATATTTAAATCTCCTTAACAATTGCACCATAATTAAAAACATAAAAAATAAAATACACTCACATTGCTAGGGACAAGGCTATCCTCCTTGTAGTGGGCTTGCCGTGTCTGACTTACCACTGGTCGCTTTAGCACGGCTTATGACCAATGTCTCTCCAAATTTCCATCACCCTAGCAATATCAATGTACTTCTATTCGGTTGTTAAGAGCTTCTAAGTCCTGTAAAGAAAGCGTTTATCTCGTTGCAAATATCGTCTATACTTGGTGATGTAACTACCTCGCCATCTCTTCTGGCAGGATGTTCGTACTCACTTGCCTTCATCCTCAATGATGAAATCCATCGAGCTGCCAAGTCTGCTGTATTAAATCTTTCGTTTTTCATCTCATATGCTTAATAAATTAGTTAGTTCTCAAAACTTGTTCCATAAGAGCCATGCTCATCATCTTCTTCGGTCTTTCTGAACGGCTCTCCGATAAGTCTAGCCTTACCAAACTGTTCCCTCTC